GCGTGGTTGATGCGCTCCACGATGTGGGATATGGTTGATACCCTCATAGCATGAGGCCCAGGAGCGGCGCATCTTCGTTGTTGCGGCTGCGTACGGCATCGGCAAGATTCTGCGCTGCCACGGCGAAGTAAGACGGTTTCAACTCGAATCCGACGAAGCGACGGCCCAGCTTGACGGACATATATCCCTCGCTGCCGATGCCTAGGAACGGTGACAGGACGGTATCGCCGGGCGCGCTGGATATCTTGACGCAGCGTTCAATCACGCCAAGCTGGAGCGGACACAGGTGCTTTTCGTCTTTGTCGTCCTTGCCTTGGGTGAAGTTGCGCAGCACGTCCGTCTCACTGATTCCGCCGTCCGGAGTGTGGCGTTTGGAATTCCACCAGACGGAAGACGCCCACCATATCCACTCTTGCTTCGTAATCCATCCATCGGGGTTGCGCTGTGCAGGATTGTCGTGGTCGATAAGCGCGCGAATTGGAACTGGATTATCGCCTCGCTTCGTGAACTGCAAGAGGTAGTCCGCCATCGTGCCAGTCCATCGCGCGGCATCCTTCGCGCCCGACTTCATCGCCAGACCAGCGTCTTTTGTGCGCGCGGCCTTCAACTGCGGGTCTTTGTCAATCATTCGTTCACTGCGCAGGATGAATCCCACTTCCTGCATGGCGCGGATGACTTCGCCTCGGAAGTCCCGCAGGCCGGAATACCCCTCCTGCCACTGGAAGATAGGCTCCTGCGTGAGGTGGATGTAGACGGAGCGGCCCGGCATGATGACGCGGTGCAGGTCCGGCAACATGAATCGCATGTGGCCCAGCATCTCGTCCAGTGACGTGCAGTTCCCCATATCCCGTTCGCTGTCCGTGTAAGCGTACATGCCCGGGAAAGGCGGCGAGAATACCGACAGCCCGATGGATTCGTCCGGCAGAGACTTGATGCACTCCACGCAATCGCCCTGATAAATTGCATAGTCGTCCGTGATTATTTCTGTAGCCATGCGGGTACCTTCCGATCTTCGTTCCTGTGATAGTGAGAGTCCGTAAACGCGCGGCCCGATGCCGCCGCGTTCATGTGCGCCACGAGCTGGCCCATCATGCCCTCCGTGTCGCGTTGCTTGCGCATGATGTTCTGGATAACTGCCTCTTCCGTTTCCGCGTGCGATATGTGGACGTTGACGGGGCGTTTCTGCCCGAACCGATAGCAGCGTCGGATGGCCTGATAGAACTGCTCAAACGAGTCTGACAGCCCGGCAAATCCCATCATGTTGCAGTGCTGCCAGTTCATTCCGAATCCGGCGATGGACGGCTTTGTCACGAGCACGCGATGGGTGCCATCCGAGAATCCGATCATCGCGCTGGCCTTGTGCGCGGGAGTGTCGCTGCCCTTGACTTCAACCGCGCCCGTGATGGTCCGGCGCAGCATTTCAGACTCGGCGTTGTAGTCGCACCAGATAAGCATCGGGTCGGTCGTTGAGTTCGCAATCTCGGCAATAACTGATACGCGGTCGGTCAGTGATTCGCGGCGCGCCTGCTGCCGTTCCTGCAACGATGACGCGATAACCGGAACGAGGTAACCTTCCGATACGTGCCCGTCAACGAGGTGCTTATGGATGCGCAGTTCCGGCAGGTCGAATCCTTCATCCGAATAGCCGAGGTCAGACGGCTTCCGCACGGCTCGCGCCCATGTCGCCATCCACCGATAGAAGTCTTTGTATGCGTGCCCTTTCAACCGCCACTTGTGGGTGGTGTTTCCGTCTTGGATAAAGAAACGGGCGATGATTTCTTTACCGCGCAGGATGCCGAGGAATTCAGCGTGGTTGATGATTTCGATTAGGTCGTTGGGCGCGGGTGTCGCAGTGCAGCACAGCCGATACGGGATGCATTCCGCGAAGTCGTTCAACAGTTGCCGCGTCGAACTGCCGTATCCCTTCAGGATGCTGGATTCGTCCAGCACGATGCCTGTGAACTTTTCCGGGTTGAAGTGTTCCAGCATTTCATAGTTCGTGATGTTCAGTCCGGTCTGGCAGTCGAACTGATTCCGGCATACTTTCACGTCCATCCCGCACGCGATGCCCTCGCGCCGCGTCTGTTCAGCCACAGCAAGCGGCGCCACGAGCAGGACGTTGCCTCCTGACTTCTCACAGACGGCGTGCGCCCATGCAAGTTGCTGGCGGGTCTTGCCGAGGCCGCAATCTTCGAAGAGTGCGGCGGTGCCCATCTCACAGGCCCATCGCACTAAGTCGAGTTGCCAGTCCCATAGAAACTGGTACTCCGTTTTCATTTCGAAGCCGCGTTGCAGCGTGGCCCTGGATTTACTAGCCAAGAAATCAGCGTAATTCATGACGCGATCTCCATCTGGCTCGTGGGTGCGGGCTTGTAGTTGGCAGCATCGATGCCGGGGGGCACGCGCCAGCTATTCCCGGCAATGCGGTCGATCAGGCGACGGGCCGAGTCGAACTCCCACTGACCCACATGCTGGAAGCCCTTCGCCTCCAGGAACCGGATTTGCTTTGCCGTGGTCAGGCCCTCGGCGCGCCGCTTGTTCAGCCGATCCAGCAGTAGGGCCGCTTTACCTGCGCACTCCACGCCGTCGGGGAATAGTCCAGCCTTCTCCAACGCCTGGGCTTGCTTGTCCGACACCGGCGCCATTTCCCAGCCAAAGCTCGGCACATAGCCGCTGAGGTCTTCCGCCGCGATGCTCATCTCGAACTGAAGCGGGTCCACCAATTTCTGCTTGCGGTTCCGCATTTCGGCCAGCTTCTTGGCGAGCGCTTCCTCGCGCTGGGCCACGCAGGCGCCTTCGGCCTTTTCCTCGGCTTCGATCAGGTCAACCGCTGCACCGGCCTCGTTGATGTTCTCCGTCATCTGCTTGGCCACGTCTTCCGAGCCCGCAATCAGGCAGGCCGGACGGCACAGGTCCAGGCGGTCGGTACTCCAGAGGAAGTCCAGCAACAGCAATTCCGTCTTACCGGGGAATAGCCGGGTGCCACGCCCGATCATCTGGCAGAAGAGTGAACGGATCTTCGTCGGCCGAAGGGGAACCACGCAGTCTACTGAGGGGCAGTCCCAGCCCTCCGTGAGCAGCATGGAATTGCAAAGCACGCCATCTTCCCAAGCGTCGAAGGCCTTCAGGATGGTGGCCCTGTTCTGGCTCTCACCGTTCACCTCAGCGGCACGGAACCCGCGTTGCTTCAGCAGGTCACAGAACCGTTGTGATGTCGCGATAAGCGGCAAGAAAACGACGGTCTTCCGCCCGGCACAGTGGGCAAACATGTGGTCCGCGATCTGCTCAAGGTACGGATCCAGCGCTGAGCCCAAGCCAGCCGCCGCGAAGTCGCCAGACTGCTGGGCCACCCCGCGAAGGTCGATCTTGAGGGGAATGGTCATAGCCTTGATGGGGCACAGATACCCGTCACGGATGGCCCGTGGCAGGCTGTACTCGTAGGCCAGCGAGTCAAAGAACTGGCCGAGGTTCTTCATGTCGCCACGATCCGGTGTGGCCGTCACCCCGAGCACGTCGGCCTCGGCGAAGTGGGCAAGCACCCGCTGATAGCTGTCGCTCAGGCAATGGTGGGCTTCGTCCACGATGATCGCGTCGAAGTAGTTCGTGGGAAACTGTGCCAGCCGCTTCTCGCGCATGAGGGTCTGCACTGAGCCCACCACGACACGGTAGAACTCCCCGAGGCACGTGCTGTCGGCCTTCTCCACAGCGCAGCCCAGGCCCGTGCTCTTGCTCAACTTGTCGGCGGCCTGGTCCAGTAGTTCGCCCCGGTGCGCCATGATAAGCACGCGCTTACCGGCCCGCACCAATTCTTCAATCAACTGGCAAAACACGATGGTCTTGCCGCAGCCGGTTGGAAGGACAAGCAAGGTCCTCCGTCGGCCTTCATCCCATTCCCGCAAGATGGCCGTTTTGGCCTCCTGCTGGTAGGGTCTAACTGAAAATGTCACCATGCGTTCTTTCCTTCTGTCAGGTCTCGGATCCGTTCGATCTCTCGTTGCAGTGCGCCGCGCTTTGCCCGTGGGTGGTCCAGTCCGTCCCGTGCCTCCTCCTGGATCTTCGCCAGCCACTTCCCCGAGTCAACCACCGTCGTGTAGTGGTTGACTCGGAAAGGGGCGGCCGGCAATTGGTCTGCCGTCACGGACTGGATCCAGGTGAACGGCATCAGAACGGAATTTCTTCCGTTTCCTGGGCCGGGGCTTCGTCAGGTTCCGGGGGATCGAGAAACTTTTTCACGTCGTTGTAAACCTTCTCGTTGTGCGTGCGGTTGCCCAGTTCCAGAACGCCCGAGCGCCCCACCAACTGGTTCCACGCCAGCACCAGGGGATCGCCATGTTTGCGAAGCCCCACCGACACGAAGAACTGACAGAGCATGCCCTCGCATTTCTTGTTCAGGTAAAGGTTGTGCTTGTGCGAAACCGTGCCGAGTTCCCCGCCTTCGATACCCAGGGTCAGAACGGCCTTGGGGCACGCGCACATTTTTGCCGAGCCTTCGAAGCGCCCACGCTCGAACTTGTCTACGGTAAAGTTGTATTTGCCGGGTGGTAGTGTGACGAACTCCCCGCCCTCATTCGGCTGTTCGATCCGTTCTTCATCCCAGCCGATTGCTGTTCCCATTTCGTTGCTCATCGTTCGATTGTCTTTCTACGCTGCGGCTGCCGCGCTGTTGATCATTTCCAAAACTTTCGCCCAGTGCGGGTTGATATAGCCCTCGATAAAGGCTGGATCAATGTTGGCCAGGGGCGTGTTCTCGGGGTACTTGCCACGGGCCGCGAGCACGGCATTCAGTTGCTCATACGTCACGCCAGCCCCGACAAGTAGCTGCTGAAGCGCCACGTGCTGAGGCTGAAGGACGGGGCCCGCAACCGGGGCAGGTGCGACCATAGGCGGAATACCAACAGAGCAGCCCGTTTCAGGGGTCGCCATTGCAACCGGGTTAATTGGTGGCGTCGGCGCGGCAATAGGGGCAGCGGCAGGGGTGGCTACCGCCGTAGGTGCGTTTGGGACTTTCGCCGACAGTCCGACAAAGCAATGCTTGATCGGGGCGAAACCGAGGTCCATTTCGCGGGGGAGTCCGTCCCGGTTCTTCGCGTCGAATGCCGCCGTGTGCTCGGCGAACATCATGCGCCGGGTGCCGCCCTGGCCCTTCGCCGTCTTGGCCTTTTCGTCCACCACCACGATGGTCCGGTAGTTCACGAAAAGGATCATGTCGGACCACGCCTTCAGCAGGGGCGCCACCTTCTTTTCCAAGTCCAACTGGTACCGGTCGAACTGGCCTTCTTCCTCGGGAAGCTCGAACTTCTTCGTGGTCGAGTGCGCCAGGAAAACCACGTGCATTTTCCCGGTTTCGATCAGGTCCGCTTCCAACTGGGTCAGCAGGTCTGACCACATGCCCGCGAGCTCGTTGTAGCTCTTGCCATAGTCGTTGTTCCCACCCATGCCCGAGAAACCGTTCTGCGCGCATACCTGTTTGACTGCCAGCTTTTCCAGCCAGTCCGCCGTGTCGATCACGAGGGTCTGATAGCCCATCTGGTCCCGAACGATGTCCCCCACCATTTGTTTGAAGTGGGCAAAGCTCGTGGGCCTCGGGGTGCGTGCCACCTCCAGGCGGGAAGTGCCGCCTTCCACGTCGATGAACAGGGGCGCGGGGAATTGCGCCGCCAGACTCGACTTACCCACCCCCTCAGGGCCGTAGATCAAGCCCTTCACCGGCTTCAGTTGTTTTCCTTTGACGATCTGCATAGTGCTTGGTCTCCTACCATTCCATAGCGACGTTCGGCCGCGCGTCAATTCCAGTTACAACGTCCGAGTACGACTTGCCAGCGGGCAGGCCGTCTTCGATGATGATCGAGCATTCGTCTCCCGTGCTCACTCGGGTGGCGATAACCTGAAGGCCCTCCGTAGTCAGCCACGCCCCGAACTCGGCCAGGGTGTCGAGGTCCATCTGCTCCAGCTTGTCCATCAAGACGAAGGCGCATTCCGGCTTCAGCTTGCGCACGATGGCCACCGCCACCCGAAGCTGCTCGGAAGAACTCATGCAGTCCCACCGCTGGCCGTTGTAAACCAGTTCACCGTCCACCACAGACAGCCCAGGAAGGGGCAAGGGTGAGTCGTTCAGGAGGGCCATGCGGTCGGCGCGGAGTTTGGTGATCTCCATGTCCTTCGCTGCGTACTGGGCCTGGTACTGCTCGGCTTCGTCCTTCGCCGATTGCTTCTGTGCGTTGGCCGCGATCTGCGCGTTCAGGCTCTCGAAGTCCGCGATCTGCTGTTCGAGTTCCGCCGTGCTTTCGTCTTCCAAATCCTGCGCACTTTTGGAAGCGCTGTCGAAATCTGCCAAAACCTTCGACCACCCTTCCTGGGCCGAGGCCAGTTCTTGTTTGGCAGCTTCCACCCGGCGGGCCGAGGCGTCCAGCTTCAGCCGGTAGTGGTCCACCGATGCGCGCTTCAGTTGGTTCTCACCGTTCCGAGCAAGCACCGCCTGCTGCTTGTGGATCAGGTCCGAAATGCTCAGCGGTTCGGCCGGCACGTCGGGGAACTCGGGAAGCTCTTCTGCGTGCTTGGTCTTGGCATTGGCGGTCTGGCCGATGCTGTGCCGTTCCGCGTAGAGCCGGGCCTCGTCCATGTCTAGCTTGGCAAGCTCGTCACCAACGCCGAGGATCCGCAAAAGGATCTGGGCCTTGTCCCTGTTCGATGCGTCCATGAACTTTGGCAAATCCAAAGCGAACTCCGACACGAAGGCGTCAAGTAGTGCCTGTCCCGAGCGCTTGCCCATGGGGTCGATCACGGTGAGGGTCGAATTCTTCCCCTTGCGCTCCACCCGGATGCCGTTGCTGAGGGTGAGGCTGATCGACGGGTCCGACATCGCCCCGTTGCGTGCGGCTTTGCTGGGTGCCTTCTTCGCGCCACCCAGCACCCACGCGATGGCGTCCAGTACTGAAGTCTTGCCCTGCCCGTTCTTTCCACCTACGATGGTCAGGCCCAGGGGCGTGGGTTCCATGTGAAATGCTTTCACCGATTTCACGTTCTCGATCTGTACCGAGGCGATACGAAGCCCCGGTTGCGTTTCTTCAGGCATTGGTGTATCCTTTTCGTGTTAATGGTTTGTTGTTCCGCCGGTAGGGTTGCCCCCCTGCTGGCGGTTTCCGTTATAGGACGTTTACGTCCATTGATGCAGCGAGTTCGGCAAGGTTGTCGTAGATCGGAATGCCGCGTTCGCGGGCCTCCCGGCATTCACCCAACGTGCCCGAACTATGTTCCCAGTCACCGCAGAGCAGCATGCCATCACAGCGGCGCAGCATTTCCATGGTGGCCATGAGCCAGTAATCATCGGTCAGCGTTCCGTCCATGTAGCGCGTCATCGTGTGCGGGCACAGCGGCACGAGGCCCATGGCTGCGACTTGTAGCATTGCGGCCTCAGCTGTGCGGATGTTCTGCTCGACTCCCCACTGGGTCGCGGCGCGGTAGGGTCCGGCGATGTAAATCACTCTCATACCGCCACACTCGCCGGGTGCCGCTTCGTCCATTCACGGAAAGCCGAGTCCACATTGCGCCATGCAGCCCGACGCGCCACGAGGTCATCGACAGCGGCTTGCATCGCCCGGTTCAGGAACATGCCCCGGCGCTCGGCGTGGCGTACACTGTCGGCGCAATAGGCCATGATCGAGCCCCAAGCGGCGGCCTCGGTCTCGTAGTGGTCCGGCAGGATCTTGCCCTTGTGGTCCAGGGCCTTCGACGGGTGGGTCGTGACCGGCTTGGTGTCACCGTAAGCGCCACGGTAGTAGTTTCTCGCTGGCATTGGTCGTTTTCCTTTCTGGTTGTGGTTTTAGTGCCCGGTGGGTGTAGTCTCCCCACCGGGCGAGGTGTCGGGTGTTGCAGTACTACATCGTCGAGATCTCCGGGCACAGGCCGAAGCTGGACGGCCTCCAGCGGGCTTTGTGTCGCGCGTTGGCAGCACGCGACTGGTACTCTGCATTCAATCCGCAGCGAATAAGCGAACGCTGCTATCACCTCGGCAACAGGCCGGTGTGGTCAAATAACGCGCGCGGCGTGTGGTGGCTGACCAACGCGGAACACCGCGCGCGCCGCCAGCGACAGGCCAGCGGGATAGGGGGCGATTCAAATTTGCAGCCGGTGATGCGCCCACCGGCAAGCGATACCACGCTACGCCCGGTCTTCAGCGCCTGGCCATCACACCACGGGTTGTCCACGGTGCGCTCTCGCAGGAAAGTGGTGCCCGGCGGCCGTTCCCATGACCACTCGATATCACTGGGTGGGGTGGCGGCCTGTCCGGGCATAAGAACGATTCAATTGGTAGGTGCGGCGGGGGCCATCGGGGAAGGCAGCGCCCCGCCGCAGACCGGGCCGGGGAGAGAGTCCGGCGCCGGGGTAGGGGCTAATCGGGTGGCGCGAGCAGGGAAGGGACTTCCGGTGCCGGTGCTGAAAGCAGCTTGCGGGCTTCCTTCTTCGCCTTGAACGCGGCTTGGTATACACGGCCCATAACGAACAGTCTGCCGTCGTGCAATTCCTTTTCCTTGTCGTCCAGCTGGGAACGATCCACAGACTGGGATCGAACGAGGTTGCGCCGGTACTTCATCATGGCAAGCTGCGCTTCTTGGTAGGTGTGTGCGCTGGCCTCGGCGTCTTCCAGAATCTTGATGCCGGACTTGTGCTGCTTGGCGACCACATCCAAACCGCGCGCGGAAAGCTGCCGCATGATCTCGTTGCACATGCCCATCATTTTGAGGCTGTACGCGCTCATGTCGCGGTTGACTTGGAACACGTGCTCCAGTACTTCCGGCTGAATGTATGAGCCCTTTTCCAGAGCGTCGAAATCAATCGGGTAACTTGTTACTTCGTCCATCGTCTTTCCTTCTATTGGTTGTTTGTCCATGCCATGCCTTGCCCTGCCCGTCCGAGCCATGCCCCGCCTCACCGGGCCGAGAGTAAGATTATGAGTGCGTATTTAACTATCCATGCCTTGCCTTGCCTTGCCAGACCCGGCCTCACCTGGCCTTGCCGCACCACGCCGCGAAACCTGTTACCTCACCGCAGTACGTTTAAACTGTCCATGCCTTGCCTTACCCAGCATCACCCGGCCAAACCATGCCTGACATCGCCGTGCCCTGCCTTAAGAAACTCTTTCGAAACGCCCGAACCGTGGGCGGAAGTCGCAGATACCGACCATGCTTCCGCAGGTGTCGATCCAGTCCATGAGCACGCCCTCGGAAGGAACGATGTCATCGTCGTACTGGATGGTGAACTCCAGCGCCCAACTGTCGAAGCGGGGGCGCGTGCGCTTGATGCGCTTCTTGCTGCCACCGGCCCCGATAGCGACCATGCGCTGATCGATGTACTTGCCAGACTTGTACAGCCATTCAAGCGGCTTCTTGGCATCATCGAACTGGAGCGGAATGTCTTTGTTGATGAAGATGCCGCACTCCGCGTCCTTGCCCTTCTTGGTCTTCCGCGCGCCGAACTTGATAGCGGTTTCAACCACGATGGACGGAACCACGATCACATCGTTCTCCGTGTACAGCCCGGCGAACCATTCCATTTCTGCCATGGCCTCGTGGTCGGCTTCGGTCTTGTTCTTCTTGCCGGATACCTTCTTGCTCTCGATTGCGTAGCTGCTGGACTGGTCGGCCATCAAGCCGTTGTGCATCAGTAGCGGTGCAGTTCCGATCAGCTTTACCTTGGTTTCTTTCAGCATTGTTCTTTTCCTTCTGTTGTTGCGGTTGTTGTTGTTCCATGCCTTGCCGGACCCTGCCCGACCCTGCCAGACCCAGCCTCGCCACGCCCTGCCCTGCCATGCGAAGTTCTATGAGTGCGATCTGTATTTATCCTTGCCTTGCCACACCCCGCCCCGCCTTGCCCTGCCAATCCGGGCCGGGCCGGGCCTGACCTGACCTCACATAAGGTTATGAGTGCGTTATGTATCCTTGCCTTGCCTTGCCGAACCGCGCCTGACCTAGCCCGTCCTTACCGTGCCCCGTGAAGTTCTTTCCTCACCTATTCAACTGTCCAAGCCATACCCCACCCTGCCTATCCGGACCGTGCCCGACCCTGCCCCACCACACCCTATTGGAAAAACTCATCGGCTGGCGTGTCCATCTTCAGCGCGTCACGGGTCGCCTCCGCCGGGTCCGCGAACGGGCCACACTGGAGCGTCTTCTCGTTCCGGTAGTACCAGCCGCCGTCCTTGTGGAAGATGTAGATCCGCATCACGCTGTGCCCTTCCGCTCGGCTGTCGCCACTGCACCATCAGGCACCAGCGCGTCAACCGTCACCCCGAGCACCTCAGCAATCGCTGCTGCTGCCTCCAGCTTCAGGCCACGGTATCCGTAGTACCACGCCACGACGGTGTGGTAGCTGGTAGTGTGGCCCGCTTCCCGAAGTCGGAACAGCAGGCCGACCGGATCAAGTTTTTTCTCGTCGCAAATGTCGCGAAGTTTAGTTCTCATAGTGGTGATGTTTCCGTATGTGTTGCGTAAACTTATTGCGTAATTTACACCACATCCGCCGTGCTGTCAATAGGAAATTTTTGCCGGGCATTGAGCGCCTTCCGCACGCCCTCGCTCAGGTTGCCGTCGCCCAGCCTGCGCGCGGTTGCCACCTCAGCCTCGCTGAGCATTACCGGCCGGGGCTTGCGTGGCTCGGGCGCGGTGACGGGGCGGCCTAGGGGGCGTTTTGTTGGCTCTGTCATTTGATTCTCCTGGCCAATAGATGGCCTTCAAATTCCGCGTACTCGAATTCATCTTCCATGTGCGGCCCAGGGCACTGGCAATCCGCGTAGTGTAAGGCGCAGGTCTCGCAAAACGGTTCGCCGCAGCAATCGCATTCTATGCAATCGTGGGCGAATTTAACGATAGTCCATTCCATAGTTTGCCTCCGCGCCCGTGGGCGGTTGCCCGGCCCCTTGCGAGGCCGGGCTGGTTGGCTTACGCCTGCTTGGCCGCCTGCCGGGCCAGACGCGTGCAGGATGACTTGGTGGTGGTCAGGTCGGTGGTGCAGTAATTGCCTTCGGGCTTGTTGCCATTGGCGTCAAGAATCATATAGTTAGTGGAGACCCAGTTAGTTTCATGGAATGTAAGTTTGCGCGAAAAGATGTCAAATCCTTTCCAGTTTACTACGTGCTGCCATTCGGTCGCTGTGTATTTGGCCTCTTCCATCTTCCTTCTCCCGCGCTCCTCAGCGCTGTTGTCTTGACTATGAATTAATTATACATGTAATTATGTCCGGCGTCAAGCCCTTTGGCAAAAAAAATTCCCGGCCAGTTGCCCAGCCGGGTCAAATACTAATTTCATACTAATTCGTGTCAAATTAGTATTTACTCCACCGCAAGCCCCAGCCGCTCGGCCAGCCTGCGGATCTCGGGTTCCAGCCGTCGGATCTCCGCTTCAATCCGGGCCCGCTCCGCCGCGTCGGCCTCAGCCCGTTGTCGCTCCAGTTCCGCGCGCCTCGCCTCGTACCGTTCCCACGTCGCCCATGCGGTCTCCAGCGCCACCGGGTCAAGTTGCTGCGTCGTGGTCCCGTCTGGTGCCGTCGTGGTCACACAGCCCGCCAGCAGCCCCGCCAGCCCGGCCACGGCCAGCAGGTAGCCCGACGGCACGTTGCCACCGCCCAGTGGGTTGCCGGGCTTGTCCGTATTCTTCGCCATGTTCCGATACGCACGCCACGCGGCGCCCGCGACTGCGATACCGATGGCCGGGAGCGCTTTGTCCAGCGCGCTGGGATCAGCCGGTATCTCCACGGTCGCCATGCCCGCCAGGAACAGCCCGAGGAACGTGGCCCCGGTCGTCGCGGCCTTGCGTAACGTGATGCGCTTCAGGAATCTCTTGGTACCCATGTCAGTCTCCTATTGCCCTGAGGGCCAGCGTTGCGGCGGTCAGTAAAACCGCCAGTATGATTCCAATCTCCAGCAGGCTGGGCCGGTCGGTCATGTCCGGGCCCGCCGCATCCAGCCGCGTTCGTATCGTTTAAACTTCGCCGGGTTGCTGCGCACCAAATACTGATACCACGCGGCCTGCTCATCCCGCAGCGCGGCCACCAGTGACGCGCCGTTGATGCGGTTGACAGCCTCGATGGTCGCAGGCCCCAGCTTGCCGTCTATGTCCAGCGCGCTGCCGAACCTATTGCACGCCGCCTGCAGCATCCGCACGCCGCGCGGCACGCCGCAGTTGTAGGTGATGTCAAGCATCTTACTGGCGACGATGGTCGAGCCGATCTTGTCCAGACCTACAGACTCCCACCAGTGACGATAGACATACACGCGCGCGTCGTCACGGCTGAATGTCCACAAGTCCTCGCGGTCCAGTGCGCCGTTGTGATTTTTGTCGAAGTCCATGTCTCCGCTGTCTTGCAGGTTGCGCAGCGTGATGCCGAAGTTAGTGGGCCCGGCGTGGTCGGTCACCTTGCCGCCTTCCAGCGCCATGAGGTTGTCGAAGGCCGCGAGGAATGTGGCATCGTTCATCGTTCGTGCCTCCGCTCGTCGAGGATGGCCAGTATCGCGCTGGTCTTTTTATCCAAGTCCAGCAGCCTGCCGTATATCTCAAGCCGCCACTGTATGCGCTCGCCCTCGCGCCGGTCCTGTTCGTCTGCCCGTTCCTCCAGCCGCGCCACACGGGTCGCCATGTCGTCCGAGCCCTTCTCCGGCTTGGTGGCCGGTTTGAATATTTTCCACGCCCCGAATAGCGCGCCGAAGAACGCGCCGATCCCGGTCGCGCCTGCTAGTATGTCGCCAGTTTCTGCCACCGCTACTCCGTAAGCGCGAAAAACCCGCGCGCTTTTCCAGCGGCATCGTCGCCGCACGTCCAGTCAACTTTCATCCAGCCAACCAGCACACGAGCATCCACAGCCCCAGCCGCATTTATTGCCGTGGCGCTTATGGCAAGGCCAGCCGCCGAAGTAAACTCGGTGCCGTCCAGCGTGACTCCCGTTACGGTGTAGTCAGCGGTTGCCGCTGTCGTCGGCCAGTCCGTTGTAGTAGCGGCGAGGTTATCACCAACGAGCGTGCCGGTATCGTCGATGAGCTTAATCACCAGATCGTTGACTTCGTTACTGCCCCCTGTCCCGCGCACGTGCTTGATGCGAAACTGCACGGTGTACGACGCTGCGCCGGTCGGGATGGTTGTGCCGTAATCAGGATTTGTCAGCTTC